TTAATGAATGAGTTAGTCTTGCCTACAAATCAGTCGCAGGTTTACATAGATGAAACTTATGAGTTGTTAATTAAATCTCTTGGTGCTGCTGATGTTGAGTATGAATCTTTAGATGAACTGTTAGGCGCTGCTGAGCAAGAGTAGATCTGCGGCGGGGCGGCCCAAATCATATCAAACTAGGACAAACCTCCCAAACCTTATTTTCCAAAAAGACATTAAGAACCCTTTATAAAAAATCCCAGAAAGTTTGCCAAACCTTTCTATCTCAAACCTTTCAAACCTTATAGCCGACAAACCTTTATACTAGGCTATAGGGTTTTGTATCTTATACTATAGGTATTACGATCATATCTTTTTATCCCCCGCCCTTTAGCGTTTTAATTATCCTATTAGACATTACGACGGGCCTCAAAAAATCCCAGGAAGTTTGGCGGGGGGTCCAGAAAGATACAACTAATTACCCCCTATAAGATAACAAACCTTTTCTCCTGGTTTTTAAATATTTATCAAACCTTTCTATTCTTTTTGCTGGATTTTGCTACAGTTTTTGTAGATTTTTGTACAAAATTTATAGGGGTTTTTAGCATACAAGGTTTGACAAATAGAAGGTTTGGGAGTATAATCCGCTATCGGGATATGGGGTTTGAAGGTTTGAAGGTTTGGGATATGAAGGTTTGGTGGTTTGGCATTACGAAGCCGTTATAAAAATGTGCTTAATCCCCCACTATCCTCCACTTTCCTCCATTCTAACTAAATCTAAAAAATATCAGTAAGATTTAATTTGCTTACCAAACTTCACCAGATGGCATTTATAAGCCTTCTAAGCCTATTTTGGGAGGGTATCAAACCATCGTCCTGGATGGATATTGTCCATATCAAACAAATATGATATCCTTAATATATGGCAATATTAGATAATCTAGAAGCATATCTAGACTTTGGACCAGACAAGATACCAGGATATAAACAAACTCCACCAGATTGGTGTGATGATTGTGTAGCAAGTCCAGGTGAAACATGTCCTGATTGTGGTTGTACACACAATTGCTAAAAACAAGGTTTTATATATAGGGTTATGTCTTATAGGGGTGATTAGGCTATCCTTGACTTCCCCCGCAAAATTTGAGATAATAGTTATATGACATATAAACATAAAAAATCTAAATGGGGCAATGCCTATGATCCAAACTGCATGTGCGAAAAATGTCATGCTGTTTGGGAACAATTATTTATGGCTGGTGATTCTGTAACTATAAACGGATGGGTACAAGATATGAATGAATTGTCCAATGACCCACGATGAATTATTAGCAAGATTAGATGGTCAGATTGCAGGTTCTAAAGCAATAGGTTGCAAATGTTCTGCTTGCGATAACGCTGTCGCACTTCGTGCAGTAGTGGAACTGCATAAGCCAATAAAAGATGAATGGATTGAGTATACAACTTGCAAGGCTTGTCGTGTAGGAGATGATGACCACTACAGCCCCGAATATCCTTGCCCAACTATTCAGGCTATTGAGAAAAATTTATGATAAAACAATACGATATCCCAGATCCCTTTGCTAGGTTTGTCGCTAGGAAAGAACGTAAGTCTAAAGGTTTTATATATGATTGGTTTGCTGGAGAGTGGTCTATGAACTGTGGGTGTTGTGGGTATCTTATCTGTGCCCCCACAAAAAAGACAATAACTATGACCAGACTTTACCATACTAGAAATGAATGTTTAAATGGATACTAAATGTACTAAATGTAATATGTCAGAAGATGAGGAAGACTTTTACGAAACCCATCAATGGCTTCCAGGAAAATTGTGGTGCGTTAATAAAAATGACTAGGATAATAATCTGTCCTACCTGCAATAAAGAGTGGGAACTTAGATGGGGTATCTTTGCTCACGATTCTTTATTTAGGCATATGAAGACTACTCACCGATAGTGCCCTTTAGGGCATAGGGAGGTTTGATATTTCTATATTTCGCCGAACTTAAAACCTATTTTGCGCCTTGCTTTTATCGCCGAACTTTGATATACTAAATGTATGAATAAAGAAGAAATTAAATCAATTAAAAACCATGTAGAGCCGCAAGATGCTCAGGCCATTATTGATTTAATGGATGACTTAAAGTTAAAAGACCAACTCAAAAATGAGAAAGGCGACAATACTTACAGGCTATACAACTCAGATAATGATGTGCTATCTGCTTTTGTAAAAAAGTATTCAGATAAGTTTATCAATGGAAGAGACCTTTACCTGTCAGAATATCTTGTAGCCTTGTATGAAAAAAATGCTTTTATGAAGGTTCACAGGGATGTTGAAAGCGATAGAGAAACTGTTAGCACTGTGCTTTATCTTAATGATGATTATACAGGGGGAGAGTTATCCTTTCCAGAGGTTGATGGTGGATACACCTATATCCCAGAAAAATACGAATTGGTTTATTTTCCAACTCCATATCAACACGGAGTCAATCCAGTAAAATCAGGTAAACGTTATATTATTACAATTAGTTATACAGATCAATTAAAATATAAAAATGAGAGATTTTAAAATGACTACATTAATAGCAATGATTGTAGTTTGGTATTTAACTAAAATATATTACACACGATCAATGTCTATTAAATCAGAGTATATTGAAAGTGGTCTTATTAGAGCAACATGTATTAAATGCTCTAGGGTATCTATCATATCCGAAAATAATATGAGAACACCCTTTTACTGCACTATGTGTCATTGACTTAGGCCATTGTGTTTGGTATACTAGATAGATGAAACTATATCCATGGGTTGAGTCCCTTGCTACATTTACTATCAATATCTGCTTTGCTACCGCTTTGGTTTTGGGCATGTCAGTCATTGTTGGCACAGCCTTCTTTGGCATTCACGCAATCTTCAAAAAAGCAGAAAAAAAACAACATGATTAATGCTTTATTGTTAATTCCAGCATTCATTTTGGGATACGTTGCATGTTATTTTGTAATGACATACAAGGTTGATTAGTGAAAGAACCTAAGATTATGACCATGGACTGGAGAAGTCTTGGATATTGGCCAGTCTGGAAAGATGGTAAAATCGTTTGGGAAAAGGAAGACAAGTAATTCATACCTATGAGTTTGTCTGTGATGCTTGTAGTACAAAAGTTACCATGGAAATCCATAAAGAGTTAGATTATAACTTTCATTGTCCTTGTGGATTAAAAATGACATTAGTTTTTTATTTAAAAAGTCCAGATGTGAGAGCAAATAACTAAAATAGATTGAGTGGATAAAGTGGAAAAAACATTAGAAATGCATATTAAAGAAATTAGAGAACAAATAGCCAAAGAAATTGAGGCTATTGAGATTGAAAATAGTATTACGAATGCTCTTGGCATGAGAATTCTTGCTGCTAAAATTGCTAGAGGATAGTTTTTAAGCAGCAGTAGCCAAGTTGGTCAAGGCACCGAACTCATAATTCGGCTATCGTAGGTTCAAGTCCTACCTGCTGTACTATTGGTCTGTAACTCAGTTGGTAGAGTGCCGAACTGTTAATTCGGATGTCGCAGGATCGTGCCCTGCCAGACCAGCGAATGCGGAAGTAACTCAATTGGTAGAGTTTCTGCCTTCCAAGCAGATTGTTGCGAGTTCAAGTCTCGTCTTCCGCTCCATGTCTCCATCGTCTAGTGGTTAGGACAACACCCTTTCACGGTGTAAACGAGAGTTCAATTCTCTCTGGAGATACGATCTGGTATCATAGAAGTATGTTTTGTAACTACTGTGGTGGCAGGTTGGTTAATAATGATTGTAATAATTGCTATAGCAATTCAAGTGCCCTGAGAGATTTTGAGGATGAAGATGAGTAATTGGACAGAAGAACTTACAGAGAAACAAAAAGAAGAAATTTGGGAATTTATAGTGTTTACAGTCAAAGAAATTAGAGATCAAATTGCTGTAGATATTGAGGGCACTTCTGCCTTATGGAAAGCAAAAGGTTTAAACAAATCACGTAGAACACAAAAAGCATTTGAAATATCAGCAGCGATTGCTAGAGGACAAAATGAGGTTCAAACAAATGCGACTAACTGAAGCAGCGCAACTAAAAGTTGCTGAACTAATTCAAGAGTCTCAGGTTGCAATTCCAGACAGAAAACTGTTTCTTCGTCTTTCTGTTCAGCCTGGTGGTTGCTCTGGATTAAGATATCAAACCATGTTTGATTACGATGCCAATGAAGATGATTCTATATTTAATTATGAAGGATTTGATTTAAGAATAGACAAGATGTCTGCCCCATATTTAAATGGTGCTGTTATGGATTTTGAAGATAAGATTGATAAGCAAGGCTTTACCATTGATAATCCTAATGCTGATGGATCATGCTCCTGTGGAGATAGTTTTCACTAATGGCTAATATAGTTTTTCTTGGTAACTTTGAGGTTTCATATAGCAGTGAGAATCATCATGCTAAATCTTTAGAGTCTCTTGGACATACCGTTGAAAAATTGCAGGAAAAGAAAGCAACAAGCGAACAAATATTAAAAAGGGCATTGCAGTCAAATCTATTTATATGGGTTCACACACATAGATGGAATACTCCAGGGTCAATTCCAATGGATGAAGTACTAAGACAATTAAACTCCGCTGGTATTCCTACCATGACATACCATCTTGATTTATGGTTTGGAATTGAACGACAAAAAGATTTAGAGAATGATAACTTTTATAAAACAATTGGTCACTTCTTTACAGTTGATAAACTAATGGCTGATTGGTTTAATAAAAACACAAATGTAAAGGGACATTTTATTCCTGCTGGTGTTTATGATAAAGAATGTTATATACATTCTGATTATGATATTAATAATTTTGAGAATGATGTAATATTTGTTGGAAGTAAAGGGTATCACCATGAACATAAATATCGCCCAGAACTAATAGACTTTTTAAGAAAAACTTATGGCAAAAGATTTCTTCATGTTGGTGGAGATGGTGATACTGGAACTGTTCGTGGAGATGCGTTAAATCGTATCTACGCAAAAAGCAAGGTAGCAATAGGAGACAGTCTTAATATTAACTTTAACTATCCTTACTACACTAGTGATAGGCTATTTGAAAGTACTGGTCGTGGTGGTTTTACTATTTACCCTCGCATCAAAGGCCTTGAAGAATATTTTGAAGATAACAAAGAAATTATTTTTTATGAACATGGAAACTTTGATGATTTAAAAACAAAAATAGATCAATATCTTTTTGATGGAGTGTCAAGAGAAAGCATAAGAGTTAGCGGGCATGAAAGAACAAAGAAAGAACATACCTATGTACATAGATGGGATGCAATAATTAGAGAGTTGGGCATATAATGAAAAGCATAGCAATTACTGGAGCAACTGGATTGCTTGGCTCTCATCTATCAAACCATTATCTTTCTTTGGGCTGGGATGTTTTTGTATTATTAAAGGATGAGCATAGCCGTACAGAACTTTCTAAAGATGTGAACAAGGTATATGGAAGTATTAATAATAAAACAGACATTGATTTCTTTATAGAAAAGTCAAGACCAGATTATTTTATTCATCTTGCAGCACAAACACAAGCCTATGACTCAATCAAGTACCCATACAGTACTTTTTATACAAACGTAGTTGGCACACTTAATGTTCTTGAATCATTAAGAGAGTATAAAAAATGTAAATCAATTATTGTTGCTTCTAGCGATAAGGCGTATGGTGAGTTAACTAACGATGAATACTTTGAAGATCACATTCTCAACGGTATATATCCGTATGACGCTTCTAAATCAATCACAGACATCATATGTAACTCCTACAGAAATACTTACAATATGCCCATCGTAACTACACGTGCATGTAATATTTATGGAACTGGTGATAATAATATTCAACGATTGATCCCTGGAATTGTAAGGGCATATAAAAACGATGTGTTGTTTACCATAAGAAATGCTGGTAGAGATATCAGAGAGTATATAAATGTTAAAGATGTTGTATCAGCATACTCAAACATACTTACATACGGAGAAACAACAAACAACATTCCATCATTTAATATATCATCTGGTGAAAGATACTCTACCCTTGAAGTATTTAATATTGTACAAGATGTTATTGGTAAAAAGGTTAGACATGAGATAGTTGAAAGTGATGGCTTTGAAATTAAAAAACAATTTATGAATTCATCCTTACTACACGAAAAAACTGGATGGAAGCCAGAACACACCATGAGAGACACAATGAAAGAAATAGTTGATTTTTATATGGAAAACAAATGAATATAAACTTTGGATGTGGAAGTATACAGCCATCTGATTGGGTTAACATAGACCTTGATCCAGAATTTAAAACTGAGCACAGGGATTTAAGTTCAATAACTGACAACTCTTGCGACATTCTTGTTTGCCATGCAATAATTTGTTGTGTTAAGTATCATGATATTGAAAAAGTATTATTAGAATTTTATAGAGTTTTAAAACCAAATGGAGTTGTAAGAATTAGTCTTCCAGATATAGTCTCTGGGTTTGATGCATACAAAAATAATAATATTAGTTTTTTCCCTAATTCTGAAGATGATTTAGATAAAAGATTTTCTGCATGGTTAACATGGTATTCACAGTCAGCATCTTTATTAACAAGCAAAGCATTACAATATAAACTAAATAACGTTGGATTTACTGATGTTTCTGAAACAAACTTTAAACAAACAGTTTATTCAAATGAAAAAATTTATGAACTTGATACAAGAGAACATGAATTTTATTTTATGGAAGCAAAAAAATAATGAATGGAGAGTTAAAGTTATGAATTTTATTGAAAGATCCAATATTGTATGGAAAAATGTTCCATACTTGCGTCAAGGAGAGTCATTTAACTATGACTACACACTTGAACTTAATGAGCCATTAGCAAGTTGGGATGTCTGGGATTACTGGGAAAAAGAAAGAATACAAAGTATGAAAACTCATTTAAAAAATGGTGACATATTTTTTGATATTGGAACAGAAAGCGGTTGGTGTAATTTAGTCTATGCAGATATTGTTGGGCCAGAAAATATGGTATTAATTGAGCCAACTCCAGAGTTTTGGGCGAACATTCATGCCTTATGGTATAAAAGATATTCTGTAGATCCACTAGGATGTTATGCTGGATTAATGAGCGATGAAACAACAGATACTCGCAAAGGAAATGATCTAAATGCTTGGGGAGAAAGATATCTTGGCCCTATAATTGATAAAAATAAGTATGTATATATTCATGACAATACAGAAAACATACCAATGATTAAGTTAGATGATTATGTTTCTGAGGTTAGAATTGTTCCAGACGTATTAAACATAGACGTAGAAGGTGCTGAACTTTTTGTGTTTAGAGGTGCAGAAAAAACATTGCGAGACAATAACTTAAAAATATTTGTATCAATTCATGACGATCTAGGTATTCGTGATTATAATACAACACCTGAAGATACAATATCTTATTTAGAATCCTTTGGATATGTAGGAGAATTTTTAGCAAAAAATCATGAAGCGCATTGGTACTTTGAGAAAAAATAATTAAATGAGTAGTTTAATTTTTTGTCCACACACAGATGATGCAATTTTTTCTTTAGGTGATTATATTATTGACAATAATCATAGTTTTACAATTGCATCTGCATTTGCTGGCATACCAACAGATGATATTGGATATAAAAAACATAATACATTAAGACAAGAACATGATGAAGCCTGCTCTATGATTAATGCTAAAGTTATTAATGGAGATTTATTAGATGATGTTTACGGAAGGCAAGACAAAGAGCAGTTAATAAGTTGGACAAAAAGTATTATAGTAAATTTTGACAATGTGTATATTCCATTAGGAATTTATCACCCAGACCACGTATTTTTATCAGATACTTTATTTAATTTAATGAGAGATTTTGACAAACAATACTTTGTTTATGCTGAACTGCCATATAGATTATTGTATCCAGAGTTACACAAATTAAGAATAAAACAATTTGAACAAAATTATAATTTAGAAAATGTTAGTGTTAAATTTACACAACATAAAATTAATGCAATAAAAAAATACAACTCACAAATATCACACGTACACAATCCATCATACATAGATGAAGATTTAATTGGAAAACTTATTGTAGAAGAAAAGTTGTGGAAGGTTTTAAAATGATTAAAGCCTACTTGTATTCTCACGATGGTAAAGATTATGCTAATGACAAATGGGACTATGGGTTATTAAAAGAAGTATTTGATAGGTATGAAATTGATCAAGTTAAAGTTACTTCTATTCCAAAAGTTGATAGAGGCTTTGTTGTCGTTCCTGGACCACAGAGTCTTGGACATGAAGAAAATATAAATAAAGAAATACAAAATATATCAAGGGTGCTTTTGTTTATTACTGGTGATGAAGAAAGTAGATTTGATATAAATAAGATTAATCATCCTAACATTGAAATATGGATTCAATATCCTAATGAAAGTAATAAACAATATAATAAATTACCCATTGGAGTTCCCCAACATTTAAAGAAATTTATGCCAGATTATCCTATTAAGAATTATGACTTATATTTTGGTGGTCAAATAACTCATTCAAGAAGACAGCAGTTGGCAAAGGCTATACAGACAATGCCAAACACCCTTTATAAGCCTACAGCAGGCTTTGCACAGGGTGATCAACCAATAGACTACTATCAGAACCTTGCCAGCGCTAGGATTGCCCCAGCCCCTTCTGGTGCGGTAACAATAGATACCTTTAGATTTTTTGAGGCTATAGAAATGTTATGCCTTCCAATAGGAGATAAGATTAATTCAAAAGGTGACTCTATTGATTTTTATAACATTGTATTTGGATATGATATTCCTGTAAGCCTTGTCTCTACTTGGTCTGAGTTGCGGTTTCTTGTTCCTGAGTTATTAAATCAATACCCTCACAATATGCATAAGGTGGTATGCTGGTGGATGAAGTATAAAAGAGATCTTGGAATAAAAATTATGAGGCAAATCAATGAATAAAAATGATGTAACAATTATATTGGCTACATCTGTATTGCCAAGCCATCCAGACACACGCATAATTGATGAAACTATTCAATCTTTAAGAGTGCATTTTCCTAAAAATGAAATAATAATGCAGATAGATGGATTACGACAAGAGCAGATGGATCGTGAAACTGATTATAATGAATATAAAAATAGAATTTTGTGGAAATGTTTACATGAATATAATAATGTGCTCCCAATAATTTTTGATAAACATAGCCATCAAAGCACAATGATGCGTAAAACTATTGATGAAATTCAAACTTCAGGCATGCTGTATGTTGAAGGTGATGCACCACTTACTCCAGACGCTGATATTGACTGGCAAAAATGTTTTGACTTAATTGCATACGATAAGGCAAACACAATTCGCTTTCATCATGAATCAGTAATACCAGAACCACATAACCATTTAATGTTTGGCATGGATGATATTTTTATGCGAACATCTCAATGGAGCCAAAGACCACATCTTAGCAAGGTTTCATATTACAGAGAAGTAATTCTTCCTCCACTTGAAGATAAAGTATTTATTGAAGATACAACTCATGGAAGAATACAAGACGATATTTCTCCATATAATAATTTTAATAAAGAAGGTTGGGATAAACATAAACTATGGATATACCATCCAGAGGGAAACATTAAAAGATCTTATCATTTAGATGGTCGTGAAGGTGGAAGAAAGTTTACATCAGATGACAATGTTTGGTTTAATAAACAATGAAAGTTGGTATTATTGCCAGATCAGATAACACTGGTCTTGGAAATCAAACAAGAGAATTAGTTAACATGCTTACTCCAAGCAAGGTTATGCTTATTGACTCAACTCCCTTTAATAAAAATAAACAACATCCAGAATGGTATCAAGGATATGAAACAATTAAAACAAATGGCTTTCCAACTAAAGAACAAATTGTTTCTTTTCTTGAAAACCTTGATGTTGTTATAAGTTGTGAAACATTTTATGATCAAAATTTTGTAAAGTATGCTAAAAGGAGAAACGTTAAAACAATTCTTCAATATAACTATGAACTTTTTGGAAGTCTTTCTACACCAGAACTACCAGTCGCAGATGTTTTGTTAGCACCTAGCAGTTGGAATATAAACCATGTTAAAAAACTTTTTGGCAGTAGATCAAATGTTATGCACTTGCCACCACCAACTAATCCAGTTACTTTTATTAATGCTAAAGAAACAAATATGTCTAAAGATCACAACAGAATATTACATATTACTGGTAGAAAAGCAGCAAAAGATAGAAATGGAACAGACACAGTTCTTGAAATGTTGCGGTATTCAAAGGCTGACTATCAATTAGTTATAAGAAGTCAAAATGAAATAGAGACTAACATAAAAGATTCTAGGTTAACAATTGAGGTTGGCAATCCAGACAATAGAGAAGATATGTATACTGGGTTTGACGCTATGATACTTCCTAGACGTTATGCTGGTCTTTGTTTACCTATGAATGAGGCATTGCTTTCTGGACTCCCCGTTTTTATGACAGATATATCTCCAAACAATGAAATACTTCCAGCCAATTGGTTGGTTAAATCTTCATCTCTTGGTACCTTTAGAACAAAAGTTAGAATTGAGTTTTTTGAGGCTAATAGAAAAGACTTAGCACTATGCGTTGACAATTATATTAGTCTAACAAATAAACAGGATGAAAAAGAAAAAGCATTTAATATAGGATTTAATAATTTCTCTAACAGTATACTTAAAGATAAGTGGCTAGAAGTTATCTCTCAAATTTAGTTTTTGATTTAAATTGTGGTCTAAGGATTTTAGATATCATGTATTTAGAAGAACTATCAGAACTTGATAAATATATTGATTGATCTTGTTTGATATCATGTGACTTTGCTACTAGCGCACCATTTAAATAAACTTTAACATCTTCCATATATGTACCACCAACATTAAACATATTTCCATATACAGATCTCCATAAAAAAGTATCTCTTTGTAGTAATACTTCTTTTAATTTTTCTTTTTCCATTGGCATTGGAACATGTAGTTCATAATCAAGTGGATCATTGAAACCTAATTTTATTAATCTTTCATATGTCATTCTTAGTTTTTTAGTATATGGCGACCTGCCGTTTAATTTTTCATACAGTTCAACCTTTTCAATCAATGGCAAGCCATGAAAAGTTTCTATTTGTGTTAAAGGTTTCATTATATAAAAATCATCATTCATTAAAACAAAATTTTCATTTATATCTTTTGACTCTGAGATTTCCTTTAAGTTTTCAAAAGCATTTCTATATTTATGAAAAACTTGGGATACTTGAATAAAGTTACCTGTATACCAATTTGGTTTCCCACCAACAATCCATATGTTTGAGTCTGGGAAAGATGATACAACAGATCTAATTGAGTACTTTAACTCTTCATTATCTCCATCTTTACATATGTATACGAAGTCCATCATTCTCCTAATTATTATTAAAAAATGGTTTATAAAAGTCTTTTTCTTTTTTCATATTTTTAATTTTTTTAATTTGTTTATTAAAGTATAACTCTCTAATATCATTTCCATATTTAAGAATCAAGTTGTTTCCAGTAATTTGTGAATAATATAAAAGTTGATTAAGTCTATCAATACTATATTTGGTATTTATATTTACATATCTTAACAGTCTATGCCAATACTCCATATCTGCACCAAAAAAACTGTTATCAAAATATCCTAAAGTTTCAAATGTTTTTTTACTATAAAATGCATGTGCACAATTTGGCATTATTTCTCCAGGTTTTCCAAGCCAAGCAGGTGGTATTTCACCAATTCTTAAATAGTAATCGTCTAAACAAATTAAATTTTCATCTTCAAAAAAATTCATCAGTTTTTCAAATCTGGTTGAATCAGAAAAATCATCTGCATCATGTACCGTGTATACATCAAAGTCTTCTGTTTCTAGTATTTGTAAACCAACATTTCTTGAGTAGTAGGCACCCCTATTTGTTTCATTATTTATTAATCTAACTTTTGGATTATTTAAATATTTTTGTATTTTTTGCAATGAGTTATCTGTTGAAGAGTCATTAATAATGCATAAAACAAAATTTTGAAAGGTCTGATTAATTATGCTATTTATAGCCCTTTCAACAAACTCTTCTTCATTGTACAATGGCATTATCACTAATAGTTTTTTCATTGATATCCTTTTTAATTAGAAAAGCGGGTATACATTTATTATATACCCGCTTCTCATTTTAATACAAACTACTTTTTAGCAGCAGCCTTCTTCTTTGCTGGAGCCTTCTTAGCAGGTACAATCTTGCTAAGTGCATCTGAAACAGCACCAGTATTTGGCAGTACGCCAAACGCTTTGTCATTAGGATTAAGTGCTCTTAATGCAACGGGTGCTAGAGCAGCAACTAGTGCAGCCCAAAGATCTTTAGGATCTGTTACGCCAGCCATGTAAAGTGCAATTACAGCACCAAGAACAGATCGTCCGTATGATGCAAGAATTGCTTTATTCTTATCGTTTAGTATATTATTCATTATTCCTCCTAGGATATAACTTTTGTTAGTATAGCGTAGCCAGACCATAGGCCTATTATGCCTGCTACCCCCGCAAAAACTGGAGGTGCTGGTACTGGCAATTTGAATGCAGCAAATATAATGCCACATCCAAAACCTGTTAGTATTGAAAGTATAAGTTCTTTCATATTATTCTGCAACCTTTTCTGGTAATAACTCTAATAATTTTTTTGATTGTTGTTCAAAACCATCTTTGTTTAATTCTTCTGCAACTTCTTTAATAGTTTTTTGAGAATTTTCTATATATTCAAATGCCCAATCACGAGAGTCAGATAGGAATTTGATAAAGTTTTCTTTATGAAGCGAGTCTTCGTGTTGTTCATTATTACTAAATTTAAGTTTATTTAAATCTTGAAGCATTGTATACGCAACGTGCAACTCTGCTAAAGCAAAATTAGTCTTTTTTAATTTTTGCATTGCTGAAATATATCCTATTGCAAAAGAAACTGTTAGTGTTATAAAAAATATTAAAAGCCCTTTTTCCATAATTCTATTGTACTATACTTTCGGTCATTACAGATCCCAATCGTCATCATCTAGGCTTACACCCTCAAAGGATTTTGATATTGATATAAATAATGCAACACCCGATATAATTAAAATGCTAATAATGCTTAAAGGTATTAATAGTCTTTTTTTCATATACTAATAATACTTTCACATTTGGTGCATGCATTATATGTTTTGCCAGTAAATGGACAAGATCCAGCGTCAATAAAATTATGACCTCTAAGTTTACAAATAAATAAATTTAACATTTTTAGCCATGCCACCTTTCTTGTACCAATAAAACACTTGCACCAAGATCCTCTAAAGTCTTTTTTACTTCATTAAGATATCCATATACGACTGGTTTTGATTCTTCTGTCATATTGTTATACTGTTCTTCATCAACAGTTACCTTTAAGAAAAATAGTTTATCTTCAACTTTAATATGAAATCCGCCAGGACATTCAATATTATTAAATGCATCCCACATTTCTTTTGTATAATATGCCTTGCTCATTTTTGTGCTGCCTCCCTTGTAACTAAAACAATTGCACCATTTTGTTCTAAAGCATTCTTTAGGTTAACAACATATTGAAGTGCTTTAATTTTTTCATCATGAAACATTTTTGCAAATTGTTTCTCATCTAATTTTATCGTAAGAAAGTGTTCGTTGTCAATAATATTAACCCCAAAACCTTTTGGTGCTTGAATATTATGTACAACCCTACGCATAGAATCTGTATACATTATTTTCTTCCCCATTGAATGTAATTCCAACCACGTTCATGTGCATAATAAATAAATATTTTAACTACAGTTTCCCAAAATGCAATTGTTATAGAAAGTGAAGCATTTTTTGTAATGGCATAAGCAACAGCAACAGATGATAGAGTTCCCCATATGCGATAACTTAATGCCTTAATAAAAGATCTAGCCCTAGTTACTTTCATCTTTTATATCTTTCTCAAACATACTCTTAACAAACTTTTCTTCTGCATCAGCAATTCCTTGGCCAATGTTAGATGCCCAGTTTACGACGTTTTTCAGTAGCCGAAATAGCATGAATCTCTGCCCCCAAATCTACTTGCTCAATCTTGTATCCAACATCTCTGCCATACACAATGTTAGTAATGTTTGGCAAACGCAATACCATTGCACCATCCATAAACTCATCTTTAGCAATATATTCTTTTACTTGATCAAATGTAAGTGGATCTTTTTCACTTGTGTTATATGTGTTTCGCACTCCAAGTAATACTTGATTAGTTCTCATTCCAGCCTGCAAATACAATGCATGATGTCCTTCATGCCAAGGCTGATATCTTCCAAGCATTAATGTTGTTGGAGCAGACCAATCATGTAAGTTATATAATGCTATAACCTCTGTTGCTTTTTCATATGCATTTAACTCATGATTGTTAAAGGCACAGGAATAACTTTTTGGAACTTCCCACATTTTATTGGTATCTTCAAAACGTCCTTCTTCAATTGTGTTCATCCAAATAAGAATATCAGGCTTACCAAAAGCCTCACGAGTTTGTTCTGTAGGACAGACAAAATCTACAATTACTGGAGCAACTCCTTGTTTGGCAATAAGTCTTGCCATCTCTCCCATGCGTCTTGCTTGCTCTATGCGATCTTCTGGAGTAAATCCAAGATCAGAATTAACAGTTGAACGAACCTCATCTGCATTAAGATGTATAGCATTAATGCGATCTTTTAATGCTTTTGCTAATTCTGTTTTTCCAGAACCAGGTAGTCCAACTATTTGTATTATCACTACTACTCCATTGTCAATGCTTGCCATGTATTAGACCAGTCTTGCTTTGACTTGTGTCTATTAAATTCCCTTGAAATTTCTCCACCCTCTAAGTATACTCCACCCCAAACACCCCACTCTTTGCCAGATATACCATTTGCAAAACATATTTTTTTAACGGGGCATTGCATACAAATTTTATCTATTCCATTACGAAGTTCTAATTTATCCTCATATTCTTCAAAATAAAGGTTTGTTTCAAGGCCTAAACAAGATGCCTCATCTTTCCATAAATGCTGTTTCAAGATTACTCCCTATACTTATTAGGGATATCCCAACCATCACGACCAGGCTTATAAACTTTGTGGACATACCACTTATCTTTTATTCTAATTCCATTAACCGATGTTTTAGCAACGTCTGATTCTTTTAAATCAATTACGTCCCAACCATTCCACAATAGGTTATCGTTTTTATTAATAATCTTTTCCATTGTGTTTAAACTTCTAATAAACATATCTCTCCTTAGTACCTAAAAAGTCCAACTTCAATATTCTTTGCTTCAGCAGAGTAAACTAACCTAGACTTTGATTCATTTGGCTTGCTTAAAAAAGCAAAATAGTTTACTTGATCCATATTTTTATCTAGCCACGCTGGAGCAGTATTATAAAACTTAATTTTTTTTCCTCTGGCTTTCATTCCTCTTTCAGATAAATTTGAAAACTCAGAAACGAAGTTGTTTACATTTGAAGGACCAACAGAATAGATTATAAACTCCTGATCATCTTCTTTCATGCTAGATAAAGCAACGCTCATTGCACGAAGAAAGACATTATAGTCTTTAAATTCTGTCGTCCCCTGCACTGCTACTATCATTTGGCCCAACCCCTTTGTTTAAATCATCTAAGATGTCCATCATCTTTTTTAATTCTTTATTACTCATAGAGTACATATCTATTGGTTTTATAGTGTTTTCGTCTATTCTTCCATTAATAGAGTTAGCAGTATAAAACACATTGTCAACTGTCCAATATGCCATATCATCGGCTATAACAACCTTTAACATATTTTTCTGAACATGTTTTTGTGATTGAGTTATAACTTTTGGTTTATCAAACATTTCTTTTGGAATAACATCTTTAATGATTTCATATATATTACTTTGTCTATATGTAATCTTTTTTAAAAATATCTTCCTATCTTTGTTTGATACCTTAAGTATAAACCAAACAGCCATGAATGTCAAGGCTGCTGGCAAGGCATAGAAAAATATTTTTAAAGAATCCACTTTTACTCTTTTTTGTCAATAACTTTTTTTGTTGCTGGAACTGGAACATCGCTATTTACAAGACTAATAGCCTTATTTAACTTTATTTGTGTTTGCAACAAACTTAATTCAAGATCAGACTTGCTTTGTCTATAGAATGTTAATAATTGCATTAACTCTTCTCTAGTTAAATCATCCATTTATCTACCCCTTTTTGAAACTAAAAGCGCTTCCAATCCACGCCTTTTCTGCCTTATTCTTTTCTCTTTCAACTATTGCACGACTCCATGAAAAGCCTGCGTCTCCGCCCCAAGCGTCCCACATAATTCTTCCGTTAGATGGAAACTCTGGACCATCATAAAAACCTTTTCCTTTTTTGTCCACTTCGTGACGTGAAAAAAATGAATACATTCTTTTAACTGTATCTAAAGACATTGACCTACCAGCAACTATATCTGTGGCTCTTCCCCAACCTACAGGAGTTCCTGCACCAGTAGCCTTGCCATCTTCTTTCCATTTTAAAGCACGACGGGCAGCAGACTTCATACCAGCATTTGGAGAGTATGTATCAGCCATTGACAGTCTTTTTCTGTGATTTATTTAAATATGGACCAAGGTCTGCTTTAATGGATCCGTCTTTTCTTAGACGAACAATTCTTCCATTTTTAATTTGCATTGGATTAAATGCTTGGTTTGAATAATAAGATGCAGAAGATCTTTTAGCCATTATTTTGTAAACCTTTTTGGATCAAAAGACCCATCCCAAATACTTTTTGTTGTATTCTGTGAGTCTGATTTATACATACCACCACGACGCTTATATTCCTGCACTACCCATGAATTAGCAACTGCAGATGGATAAACATCAAACTTGTCTTTTGCTTCTTGAACCACTCTTGCATAAAGTTTTGGATTAGAAGGTGTTGATCCACCTCTACGTGGTTTAATAAATTCGCTATAATTTGGTTTTTTTGCTTTTTCCATATCATCTTCCATTTCATTTAATTTACCAACAGGAACACAGTTAGGAACCATGCGTCCACCTTTTTCTTTCATGCCAAGTTGTTCATATCCAACCCAGCAAGCCTTAGCAACATTGTCCCATTTGTCCATCTCTTCATCGTCTGAATAATAAGAATTATCTGATTTGCCAATTTGTGCATCATACATAGCCATCATCATCTCTGAATCCATTTCTGGAATTCCTGAATCAGTGGACCCCATCTCAACTACAAGATCTACTGATACAGATAATGATTCAACTTTAATAACTTCAGACATGCGATGATAAGAAACATATGCTGTTTCTTCCCATGCACCATCTTCTTCTTCATATTCACGAACAATAACTGGCTTATCATTTTCTATGTATTCCATAGAATATTCTGATCCTGGCAATCCAAGCAATCCTGCATTAGTCATTACGTACTCAACACGACCAACCATATTTTTATCGTCTTCGCCCATATACATAACAAAATCGCCTTCTTTAATTTCATGCATACTTTTTCCTATGTTACCTTCAGAGCGATTGATTGCATAAATTTGTGCTGCTGCTTCTGCCCTTGTCTGGTGGCACCCCATAACTTCATTAGTACCTTCTTTTAATGCTGGGTATCCAGAACATCCGAATGAGCCTTTGGCTCCAACTCTATATGGCATAACAAACCTCCTAGGTTATATACTGATTATATCAGAGTTCTTCTTTAGGAGATATCAATAGACGTTTAATTTCATGCAAGGACCATTGGTCTTTTGCTGAAAGTTTATTAATTTCTTCTTTATTTAATGCTTTTTCCGATAGTGTTATTATTGGGTCTTTTTCAAATAAATCAATATTTATATACCCTTTTTCCCAAAGCCCCATAACTTCAGTATTAACGCTTGATATATGGTCTTCATATAGTTCTGGCATAAGTTCTTTAATCTTAGGAGTAAAGGCATAAAGCAACTCTCCAGTTTGAGAATCAACTCCAGCAGCCTGAATTCCACCCTTTAAAATAAGATCTTCTATTAATTCTTCATCACTCATTATTTATAAAGTCTTCTAATTGATTTTTTGTTTGTGCTCCAGAAGTGCGCTTAACAGACTTTTCATTTTTAAATAATATAAATGTTGGTACTGAAGAAATCTCAAACTTTTTAACAAGTTCTTTCTCAATATCAACATCTATAATTTGAAAAGAATAACCATCTTTGATTAACTCTTCAACAATTGGGCGAACTTTTTTACAAGGTCCACACCAGTCTGCTGTAAAATAAAATACGTGTTTCATTTTCCAGACTTTACTCTAGCCTTTTTTAATGCCTCAAAATCTTTAATCTTAGTGTCACCAAGATAGCCCCATGCATATCCATCATTAATCATTTTATCATTAACAGACTCTGTGTCACCATTTACATATAGCCAACCTAAAATGCGACCAAACTTTTCTGAAGAGTTCATCTTTTCTGTTTTAATAACTACCGACTTAGCATCCTTAAGATGTTTTTTTAAATAATCTTTTGATTCAAGACCAAGAGCCTTTTCAACCTTGTCTGTTGTGCGTGACTCTGGTGTATCAATTCCAGCAAGACGAACACGGGAGGCAAATAATATATCAAATCCTAAATCAATCACAACATCAATTGTGTCTCCATCAACAACATTTTTTACTTCTTTTACAAAATATTCATACATTAGTAGTCTTTACCTTTCGCTTTATTTTCAACTAATTTTTCACGTTCGTCAATTATAGTAAGCATAAATGACATCATTTTCGCATAGCCTTCTTTATTATCCATAATTTTATTATAGTGATGACCACAAAACATTAAATCTCCAGTTAGTCCAGTTACTTTTACAAGGGCTTCTGCTGCACAAGAGTCGCAGCGATCCATAGGACCAAGAATCCACTCTTTATTTACAACTTCTTCTGCAATCATTGTATTCATAGTATACCGTTACTTTCTATTATCAGTAGAATAAAATCCTGGGGCATTAAACATGACTCCAGGAGATGACCATTGTCTTTGCATTATTACACCACAACATGAAGGCTCTCTGTCTTCACCAAACTCTCTTTTAAATTCAATGCTACAAGAACATGTTGTGCACTTATAATCATATGTTGGCATATTTTCTCCAGTTTAATAATAATATATTAAGTATATCATTAGGCTATGTTGTTTGTCAATCTGTTATGTGTTCTTATTCTGTGGCAATTAGCACAAACAACTTCACATTTTTCTATTTCTTTTTTAATTGCTTTCCAAGAAAAGCCATCATGAATCATTCTTGATATATTATATTTTTTATCTCTTATGTGATCAAAGTCTAATATAATATGATTATTAATTCCACAATCAAAACAACCAGAATCTTCTTTTATTTTAGCAAGACGAATTTTATACTCTTGCTTGTTATAATGGTCTAACTCTTTGTCAGTCATTAAACATAATTATATCAGTGTGTATAAGCCCTACACAGGTATTCCAAGCACTTTAGCCAGGGAATATATAGAAGGGTAACTACTCCATCCCAAGGTCCTGTGTAGGGACTATTTATATTATACTACTTGATCTTAATAGACTTAGGCTTCTTTTCTTCTGGAACGATTCTATCAATACTGATTGTTAGCATACCGTCCTTAAGTTCAGCACCAGTTACTTCCATATATTCTCCAAGAGCAAATGTGCGTGTAAACTTACGAGCAGCAATTCCCTTATGAACAACTTCAGCATCTGTTACCTCTACAAGTTCTCCCTTAATAACAAGAGATCCATTATCAACAGAAACATCAATGTCATCTTTTGAAAATCCTGCCACTGCAAGAGATAATTTATATGTATCTTCATCTAGTTTAAGAAGATCATATGGAGGGTAAGATTGAGAGTTTGTCCTGTGTGCATTATTTAGTCTGGATAACTCTCTATTCCAGCCAATAAAAAAGGGATCATTGAATAGATCCATAGTTAGGTTTGTTACCATTTTATTCCCCTTTCAAGCGAATAAGTTAATGTACCCCCTTTTGGCAGGTACAATACTATTATATCAAACTTTGTAGCCCTACAGAGAATTGAACTCTGCTCACCAAGATGAAAGCCTGGTATCCTGACCACTAGAAGATAGGGCCTTGGAGCGAAAGACGAGATTTGAACTCGCAACATCTACCTTGGCAAGGTAGTACTCTACCATTGAGTTACTTTCGCAACATTATTTTATGGTTTTACCCAAATACCTAAAAGTTCTCTAAGTTTATTAATTTTTGCAGTTAATAAACGAAGATTTTTAAAAGCAACTTCTGTTGAAATTTCAAGAAAAGACTTTCTTTCATCAAAAGTTAATGACTCATTGCCATCAATTGTTGTAACTGAAACTGTTGCTCCAACATCTGATTTTGGTTCAATTTCTTTTTCTACATTCAATAAACTATCACCAAGCGTATCTTCATATTTAAATTCATATGCACTTCCATTGACTGTAGCGATAGTAGAACCAACAATATTATTATTTTCATCGTATTCAATTTCTGAACGTGTAATAGGAATATTTCTATTTACAGTGAAAGTTCCATCTTGAGAATACGTTGCAGTTCCAGGACCATTCCAATATCCACCACGATTCTCACCTGTTACGGGATCGGCTGCTACTTGAAGAACGACCTTGTTTCCACCAAATTCACCACTAGCGCAAGCACTTCCACAAACAATAATGTTTGTTACATTTCCATTTGCATCAAGAACTGCATAAGTTGGATCTGCATTTGCAATTGAAACATTTAAAGTTAATAGTGCTGAAACAAATAATGTAACGAATTTTACTTTATTTTTCATTTTTACTCCTTTATTTTAAATACAACTTGACATGGGTCTCCACCTGATTCCCACTCTTCTTGCTCTTCTTCGCTCATGTATGGATCGCCATCATGAGTATTACAGAACGGTTCTGTTATCCATCCCCGCTCAATTCCGTTATTAATCCAGATTTCAAACTCTTTGTCTTCAGACTCTTTGTTTTGAATATCCTTTAGTATTTCTTCAAACTCTTCCATACTATAAGTATAGCCTTAAATGCTTACTACGTCAACTGGACCCATGCATGATGGGTTAAATTTAATTGCTGCATTTACTGCAGATACAACTCTATTTCTTGCATTTTTTTGTTTATCTGTTGCATATAATACTCCGTATGCATACTCAGACCCAGAACCCATTGCTAAGTAGTCAATTGTGTATTTAGATAAAGACATATCTACAGAACTATGTTCATATATTTGTCCACGAACAGCAATAATTAAACCAAGATCGCCTTCTTTTGATGTATCAACCCAAAAATCATTATAAAATTCTCTAAGTTCTTTAATAAATCTAGTTTGCATAAACTTATCAGTATCTTTAATGTTTGGTGCTGATGGTTTAAAGTTATAACGGATTCTTTCTCCGTCCATTGAACCAGCATAACCAATTAAATATGGACCAATTTTCCAAACTTTTGGGGCATCAAGTGCTAATATAGTTCCATCATCGCTAGCACCACGATCACCAGCCATGTATATCTTATCTTCATGGCGAACCACGGCAATACAAGTCATTAGGATACCCCTCCGAAATACGGTATATTTAGTATACCAGCAAAACTTTAAAGGGTCAAGCAGGTTATTTTATATTTTGACCACAAGTTGGGCATGTTTTTGCCTTACTTGTAGATTTTTTGGCAGTAGACTGGGCTGCTGAACCAAACTTAGGTCGCCCAAAACCAACGATTGAGATTAAAACTCCAGCCTTATTTTTCTTATAGGCACGTAGTTGTTTACAAACCTCTCCACCATTTCTTTGGCTTCCAGACTTTTTTGAAGAAGTATTTCCTTCAATACACCAAACAGTTCCATCTTCATTATCTTTTACAACAATACCTACGTGACTAATACGATCAACGCCATCTGAAGGGAAATCAAAATAGGCTATATCTCCTGGCTCTGGATCTGCTATATCAACATCAATCCATTGACCAGCCTTTTTAAATGCTGCTGCTCCACTGGGTGTGTAAACTGTATTGGGAATTTTTACCCCCGCTTCATTCCCACACCAGTTTACGAAACTTCCGCACCATGGTTGAAAGTTAGCCTTTGTGTAAGCGCCATACTTTGTTTCGTTATCTTTTGGACCCTCAATGACTCCAATTTCTGCTTTTGCAACTTCAATTAAACGTTCTGCTGTACCTTGATCTGCCATTTTTATTTATCCCAATCTGTGTCAACTGGTTGTTCTTCTGGCATTGCACCATCTGGTTTTGCTGCCAAACGTGCTGCTGTGGCATCAATTTCTGCTTCTAATTTTTTATCTGCTTGTGTATTTTTAGCATCTACTTCTTTATTGGTAATTTGTGCAGCCATAATATCTTTTGCACCGTCTCTACCAATTAAAATACCAGCAAGTGTTCCAGTAATAAATGTTGCAACTGATGACAAAACATTGAAAAACATTTTATCGTTTTCTGATTGTGCACCAATAGGTTGTGTTACAAAAACAAGGGCATATAAAATACCCATAGTTGTAAATAATAAAATTGTTCCTAATGTTAGACCAAGAAAGAACTTTAATCTTGCATCTAACTCATCTGAAGTATATTTTTGTTTCATTTTGTTACCTCTCTTGGATCAAAACCATAAATATCATTTATGCATTCTCCATATCCCAAACAAGTTGGTGGGTTGCATGACTCTTTATTCCAGTTTTCTGGATCTTGACACTCATAACGATACTTGTTAGCACATCCAGTCAAGGATAAGGCTAATAGTGATATAACTAGTAGGCTACGAAGGGTTTTCATACCCTCCATTATACTATACTATTACTATTCGTCTTCTTTACGGATTCCTATGGTTGCAAACCATATGGCTACTGATGCTAGGGTTACATACCCAACCACCGTCTTTGCGCTACCCTCTAAAACCACCCATGCTACAAAGAAGCCAAGAAATGTAAAGTTTTCATTAAGGATTGCTAAACCCCATTCTTTCAACTTTTTCATTTTTATCTCCTTCTCCTAGGTGCAGTAGCAACAATTATTTGACCAGCGATAATTGTTACAACCACAATATCTTCTGCTTTTTCACGTTCTGGAATAGACATATCAGCACCCATATTAAGTAGGGCTTTACCTAACTCACATTTTTGCTCTTCTGTCAAACCTTCAATTGCTTCATCTGGATTAAAACAAGCAGCAATTGCTCCTGCCAGCGCTGCTGGACTTTCTAATACAAGGAGGGCAGATGCTATTTCTGCTTGAATAACTACTGGATTACCGTTTGCATCTTCTCTTACCTCTACTGGAATTGTAGGAGGAAGATCACGATATTCAAGTCCCGCTGCTTCTATGTTGGCAGCAGTTACAGGTGCTCCTTCTGCTGATTCTACCAATACATCTGCAACTAAATCTTTTTCTGCTAAAGTAAATTTGCCGTCTTCAGATAAGGCTTCAGATAAATTAACAACTTCTGCATTTGTTATTTCTCCATCTGCAGAAAGCATTTCTGTAATAAATTCTGCTTCTGCTTCTGTTAATCCGCCCTCTGATAAAGATTCAGATACTTCAGCAGCAATCTCTGCAGATACTTCTCCGCCTTCAGCAATTGCTTCTAGTACGGCAGAAATTTCAGATGCATCTAAACTGCTATCGCTAATTAAATCAGTAACAACCTCTTGAATATCTTCTACAGAAAGATTTGCACCGCTTTCTGATATTTCTTCAATAGAAACTTCACTTTCTTCAAATACAGCCTCTGCTTCTTCTGTAGGAGTATCAACTGGTTCTGTGTCTATTGGCTCTGTATCAATTGGTTCTGTATCTATAGGTTCTGTATCAATTGGTTCTGTATCTATAGGTTCTGTATCAATTGGTTCTGTATCTATAGGGGTTGTATCAACTGGCTCTGTATCAATTGGTTCTGTATCCACAGGGGTTGTATCTACAGGTTCTGTGTCTACAGGAGTTGTGTCAATAGGGGTTGTATCAACTGGAGTTGTATTTACAGGACCACTGCCATTTAAATTTGCACCTTGTGGTGCTGGTACAGAAATAACAGTATCAGTATATTGACTTACAGGTCCAGACCAGTTAGCAACTCTAACAGTATAGGTAGCGCCTTCTGTCAAACCACTTAACTGAATAGATGCAGGAGCACCATCTGTATTATATGTTCCACCTTCGTATGGATTTTCTGCATCTGGATCATCTGTTATTACTTGATAGAACCAAGTGTTTGCTGTATATCCTTCAGGTAGAGATGGTGTAATAGTTGCGGTAGTTCCTGCAACAATTGGAGTTGAAATTATTGGGGCAGGGGTTGGAATGTTGTTATTAATTGCAGTAACTAGTTGACTTGATTTAGTGTTTAATGATGACTCAAGAGATGTCTTTGTTGATACCGCTGAGTTTACCGTATTGGTTAAAGATGTAGTATTAATAGCATTTATATTAGATGTGTTTGTAGTATTTTGAGCAACTACTGGAGTAAGGCTTGAGTTTAATTGTGCAATAGTTGCATTTGCTGAGTCAACCGCTGCCTGAACTGTTTCTGTATTTGGGTCTACATACGGAGTAAATGCTGCACCTTGACTTATTTGTCCAGCAAAACCTGCTCCAACATTAGTATCTGTAATTGGAATGAGTGCACCGTTAGTTGTTTCTCTAACATTAAATCTCGCTTGATCTGGTATTGGTCCATTAGCAGTTACATTTGCCATCCATGCACCATCATTTGGATTTACATCAGCATTAAATCTTACCTGAACCATTTGAGTAGAAGCATCTTGTTGTGGAAATGGTCTTAAATCCCAAGCAATATCTAA